TTGAGTTAATCTTTGTTGACTAAATCTATAGTGCATTTCATAAGGTTCACCAATTATAAATTTACTATTTCTGTAATCACCTGCTGCAACAATTGTTGAGGTAGATCCATTTGTATTGTTGTTAGTATTTAAGACTTGTCCTGATTTAAGTGTTTGTGTATCACCTTGACTATCAACAAAAGTACTTGTTTCATTGCTGGCAAGATACCGACCAATAACATTCATATTTGCTCTGAGCCTATATGGAACAGTAAAAGTTGTAGTATCAATACTAGAGTCATAAGCAACAGACACACCGCTAGTAGCTTCAGTTACTTTATGGTCTAAATGATATTCAAACTCTGCATTAGGTTCTCTAAAGTTAGTTTCAAATGGTATTTTTTCTAAAGTTACTTTATTAGCTTCTTCTATAACCATTATTAAATCAGTCCCAATAAAATCAATATTTAAAATAGACCTATTACTATTTATTGTGTAAGTAAACCAAGCGTTCAAAGCTTTACTAAACCCTTCACCATATAACCATCTATTTACATATAACTTGTTTGGATTTTCTGTACCAAGCAAAACAAGAATATCTTGGTTGTTTGATACTGCCATTTTGAAAATACCACTTGGTATTAGTCTTGGAACATGAATAGTTGTATTTGCAGCATCTTGGATCTGTTGATTACCTGCAATAATATATTCTCTAATACCTGCAAAGGAACCTTTTTTAGTTAAAAAATAAATAGAAGAACCAGAACCTACGGGTTGTGCTGCCGTATTACTTTCAAATTCAGTTTGTACAAGTACGTTAGCTGTTGAAGGTGTAAGGTTATCTGCTGAACTTGATAATACAAATTGTGTTTGTTCAGAAAATAATATAAGTTTTTCTCCCATAGTTACTGCGTGTTTCAATATTGCAACCTTTGTGTGAGATGCAGCTACGTCTATGGGTTCTGTATCTAAAACTGATATTACTGTTTCTGGAAAAAAATTAAAAAACTCTGATACTGTTGAAAGAATTACATTATCTGCTGCAAGAAACCCCAGTCTATTTCTAAAGAAAAATACATTATTAATTTTATTACCAATAAAAGAAGGATCTGGTGATGATTCTAAATCACCAACAACACGTTCACCCCATTTAGGTAAATCAAAAGATGTTGTTGAACCGTCAACTGTGACGTTATAGCTATCACCATCTACTCTTGCAAATCTAAAATTACCATCAGCTTGACGTATAAGAACGTGTGGCATAGTGTCGTAATTAAATTTAAAAGGTATGCCAGCTTCTACTGTCTCTGACCATTGCCCTTCTTCAAAAGCATTACCATTATTAGTTGTAAATTTAACATAATAATTATCAAAGTCTGTGCCTTCATCACCAATAATCTCTACCACATATCCATTAGGTGACACGTTTGGAAGATCAGTAAACTGCTGTACTGTATTTTTTATAACTGTCATTTTAGTATTACCTTGAGAATCACTACCATCTATTGAAAAATTACTACCATCATTTTTTTTGATGTGTATAACAGGACCATTTCTAGCAATTGTAAAACCTGTAAGACCAGAATTTAAACCAGTAACAAGATCAGTAGCTACAGTTTCGGTTGATAAAGGATCATTACCAGTAGTGTCATCTGTAACTGTTACACCATCTACAGTTACCGAATAAGTTGTTTTAGCTGTTGCTTGATTTATAAATATAATTGCTTGAGTTATATTACTAGCACTATTTGATACTGCTGAATCCATAGCAGGTATAATGCTTGTATTAACAACAAAGGTAAAGTCAGCAATAGTAACTGTCTTTATTACACTTCTAGGGTCTGATGTGTTTAAATAGTTTGTACCATCTGGTTTATTTACTGTCTTTTCTGTACCATCTAACTCATAAACTTTTACATTGCCATTACTAAATATTGCTACATACTGTTCACTAGCATCTCTATTTATAGTTTGTATGTGAACATTACCAAGAGTAGAGCTACTAATACCAGCTAAGAATTGTGACCCAGACCTTTTTGTTAAACCAAGAACAGGATTACTGTCAGCATTATCTTGTATGTCAGCGTGATCTGCTTGTTTCAAAGCATCAGAAGACTGCGATATACCTCTCAATAATGTAGGTATAGCTCTTGAAATAACAGCCATAGTTATCTAATTAAAGCACTAGAAGGATTGTAAGTATCAAAGATATTAGTAAGAGAAGGATCTCCTCTTAATAAGTTATGATCTCCGTTTGCTAAATCTGTCTCCATTAATATTGCTCTAGCTCTTTGCTCGTCTTGTAATGTATAAGTTCTTAATGCTTGGTCGCTTACAAGTCTATCAACAAACTTTCTTGCAGCTTGTATATTTATATAGTGTCTAGCTGGTTCTGGTATTTCATCAAAATCTCTAAAATAAACAACAGTACAAATTAAATCTTCATCAAATTCATATTTATTATTTTGCCTGTCATATAATTTTAAAGCACGTTGTATAGGATCAATGGTTGGGTGTTGATGAATATTAGCGTCAACTCTTAATATGTTTGTAGAAAGATGAATATGACCTGTATTATCTCTAGTAAGTTTTACATCTATTTCTGTATTAAAAGACCAACCTTCTGATTGAACACTTTTATTTACTTCAGATAAAGTAGATTGAGCAATACGAGCATCAACAGGCAGCGTACCTGTAAGACTGTTTATAGGAGCTTCTCCTATAGCAGCCAGCATTATGTTGATAGATTCAAGTTCGGTGGTTGCAGCTACAGCCATAAATCAATACTCCTTGTTGTATGCTTCTTGTCTTTGTTTAGCTCTTAGCCTACTAAACTTAGCTTTTTCAGCAAGCGTAGCTTTTCCTGTATCTAACATTTGCTGATTGTAAGCATCAATAAACTCTTGACCATCAAGAGCCATAATACCTTTTTTCTTTTTATTCTTGCCAAACATAATTAATAACTTTTTTTGATTTTAAGTTTTTCTCTGCTACCTTTTTCTTTTTTCTTTTTTTTCTTTGTTGAATGATACATGGGATTATTTTATTTTAAGTGTAGCTTTTTTACGAGCTTGTGCTTGTTGTTGTTTTACAGTTTGCATTTGCATTTGTCTTTGTTGTTCCATTTGTTTTTTCATTCTTTCTTCCATTTGTTTTCTTTTTATTTCTTCCAACATTTTTTTTTGTTGTTCCTGTTGGAAGCGTTGATAACTTGAACCTACATCCATAATAAAAAAAGGGTATCTAATAATAAGATACCCTATAAATTGAAATTAAGAAGCAGATAGCTTAATAGTAGCTGCACATTCTGGTCTTAGG